GACAGCGGCACCGATACGGGTCTATTTAGTGGCGGCACGGATCAGGTCAATATCACGACGGGCGGCACTGAGCGCGTTGAATGGGGCACAAGTGAAGTTGTATTTAATGACAGCGGTGCTAACTACGATTTTCGCATTGAAGGCGATACCAATGCCAACCTGTTCTTTGTTGATGCCTCGGCAGACGCTGTAGGGATTCGCACTACTAGCCCTGGAGCAACTCTAGACGTAAATGGCAAACTGCGACTAAGTTCAACTGAGGACAGTCAACTGGAATGGGTCACAGGCGCGCAGACATGGCGCAGCAATGTCGTCAGCGGCGGCAAGTGGTATCTCTACGATGTCACTAACGCTAAGTTCCCGCTTGATGTTTCTGCAAATTCTACGTGCAAGCTCGACATAAACACGTCGCACGTTGCGTTTACGACCAACGCCTCCGAACGCGCCCGCATCGACAGCTCCGGCAGGCTGTTAGTTGGCACGTCTACTGCGCGTAGTAATTTCTTTAATACCACTTTTGCAACATCAATTCAATTAGAAGGCACCACTTCTGTAAGCTCCAGCCTGTCTTTAGTCTCAAATAGATCGACTGCAGAACAGTTTGATCAGCCCGTGCTTGTTCTTGGACGTAGCGGCGGCACTGCGATTGGAAACAATACTGTTGTTGCAAACACCAATGCTGTTGGTTCCATATCTTTTCAGGGTAACGATGGTACAGAGTTTGTAGCACTTGCTGAAATTACCGCATTTGTTGACGGCACACCTGGCGCCAATGATATGCCTGGGCGTCTTGTATTTTCTACCACCGCCGATGGAGCGAGCAGCCCGACGGAGCGGATGAGGATTTTGAGTGGTGGCGGTGTGGTAATCGGCACGACATCTTTTGCTGGTGTTGGTCTTTCTTTAAGCAGTCCAGTAGCGTCTGGCATTTACTCTCGGACTGATTCAACCGGAAGCACTAACCATCTCCGATTTGAAAATCCCAATGGAGTAGTCGGCAGCATTACGACTAATGCTTCTGCGACCGCCTACAGCACCTCCTCCGACTACCGCCTCAAGGAAAACGTTGTCTCAGTCGCTGACGGCATTACCCGCCTGCAGCAACTGAAGCCCAGCCGCTTCAACTTCATCGCTGATCCAAATAAAACAGTTGATGGTTTCCTTGCTCACGAAGTTCAGGACGTTGTTCCCGAAGCGATAACTGGCAAGAAAGATGACGTAGATGCTGACGGCAACCCTAAGTATCAAGGCATCGACCAATCGAAGCTGGTGCCGCTGCTGACCGCTGCGCTGCAGGAAGCCATCGGTCGCATCGAAACCCTGGAAGCTGAAGTAGCAGCCCTCAAGGGCGCGTAGTCCTACTCACTAACCACCATCAACAACCGCCATGGCTGACCGGAAGATCACAGACCTGACAGAACTCACCGCACCAGCGGCGGATGATCTGCTCCCTATCGTCGATAGTTCCGAAGCCACGGCGGCCAACAAAAACAAGAAGATTCAATACGGCACCTTCCTGCGAAATCTGCCCAGCGGCACCGTTGGCGCACCCAGCCTTGCCTGGACCGCAGACACTGGCGTCACGGGCATCTACCGCTCAGCCGCCAACGAACTGGCGTTCACCACCAACAGCACCTTTGCCGGTAAATTCAGCACCACTGGATTCCAACTCGGCACTGGTACGGCTGCAGCCCAACTGCACCTATTCAGCAGCGACACGACCGATCAGGTCATCATCGAAAACACTGATGCCGGCCTAGACACCGCGCCTGACGTGGTGCTGTACCGCAACAGTGCCAGCCCCGCAAATAACGACAACCTCGGCAACATCGAGTTTCGCGGCAAGGACAGCGGCGGCAACGATCACGCCTACGCCCAGATCCTCTCAACGATTGGCACAGTCACCAACACCTCAGAGGTTGGCATCCTCGACCTGATGACCGCCGATGCATCTGCTCCGGCAATGCGTGTTCGCCTCAGAGGCTCGAACGTCGGCATCAGCGAGGCAACACCACTATTCCCGCTGCACGTCAGCTCCACGATTACCAGCACTGCGCTGCAGGTTCAATGCACAGCAAATGATTCAGCCAGCGGCGCTGACATCACGCTCTACCGCCGCCGTGGTGCATCCACCGTTGGTCAAAACAACGACCTGCTCAGCACGATCTATTGGCGCGGCCACAACGACAACGCCACCACAGAGCAGGTGGATTATGCCGCCGTCGAAGGCAGCATCGTCAGCGTCACCAACAACTCGGAGTTTGGCCAACTTGCCTTCAAGGTGCAGAACAGCGGCACGATGAGTACTCGGCTCACGCTGCAAGCCGCCACGCTGACCCTTGCCGATGCCCTGAACATTGCCGTTAACACCACGACCGGCACCAAGATCGGTACGGCCACCACGCAAAAGCTCGGCTTCTATAACGCCACGCCAGTGGTGCAGCCTGCAGCCATCGCCGATCTAACCGTCACCGCCACCACCGGCACGCTGCCTACGGCTACGGGTTCACAGGTAATCGCTGATGCAGCAGCACCAACCAATGCCGAACTGCTGAAGTATTGCGTGGAACTTGAAGCTAAACTCGAACTGGCATTAGCTCGTCTTCGCAGTCTCGGTCTGATTGCGACCTAACAACCTCATGGCCAAAGCAACTGAGCAGATTCCCGGCGTGGACTTCCCGTTCACCAACTGGGACATCACCAACATGGAACGGACCATTGCCGACGGCGTGGTTTTTATCGTCCACTACACCGTGACCCGTTTTGAAAACGGCGAACAGGCTGGGGCGTATGGCTCTATCGGTTTGGAGGCTCCCGAAGCCGATCAGCTCATCCCCTATGCCGACCTTGACAAGGCAACCGTGGTGGGTTGGGTAAAATCCAACTTTGGTGATGAGAAGGTGGCTGAGATCGAAGCCGCACTTTCCACCAGCATCCAAGAAAAGCTGCACCCTGTTAAAACCAACGGAGTGCCCTGGTAATGGCGGTTAAGTCCAAAACCGGCACCGCCCGCATCGAGCATCAGCCGGGACCGCCGAAGACCACGCGTCAAGGGTATGGCCAACAGTCCCGCCCACGGCGCCGCGGCCGCAAGCCACTGCGGGGGCAAGGCCGCTAATGGATCGCGATACGCTCGAAAACTGGCGCAAGATTCGCGACCACCTCGAGCGTGTCGGGAAGACGGACAATCATTACTATCGCCGCGCGGTGGTAATCCTGCAGGGAAGGCCGGATCCGTTCGATCGCTACGATGGATGGGATGGAAGTCGCCACAGCGATGGCTGAAGAACCACAGAGCGTAGGTGGCGTCTTCTCCGCCTCGCTGCCCACCGTCTTGGCTACTGGCATGGTCGCGATCGGCGGCCTGCTGATCTCGATGCAGATCCAGTCCGCACGGATCGAGGCCACTGTGGTGCAGATGGCCAAATCGATTGAAGAGCTGAAGATCGACGCACGCAACGAACTGTCCGACCTGGACAAACGCGTGCGCGCACTGGAGCTTCAGCAGTAACTTAGAGATTCAGGCACTGCTGCTATGTCCCCTGAAACCATTGCGATCATCGCGATCATCGTGGCCGCCGGCTCCGAGATCATCGCCGTCTCCCCGCTGAAATCCAACAGCTGGATCCAGCTTCTCCTTCAAGCGCTGCGTGTTCTGTTCCCTAAGCGCCGCTGATTATGGCCAACACGGCGCCGATCACACTGCAGGCTCTGTTCCGGTACTACAAGGGACTCCCCCATCAGGCCGCGGCGATCAGCTTGCTCGAGCAAGACCTTGCCGCCAATGGCTACCAGGAGGCGATGCGGCGTGATCGGCCGTGGTTCGAGGCTTGGTCGCAAGATGGCAAGCAGGTCGATCTATCGGCTGGCATCAACCTGATCAAGCAGTTCGAGGGTGTGCATCTCTCCGCATACCCCGATCCGCTCAGCGGTGGCGACCCTTGGACGATCGGCTACGGCACCACTCGCTATAGCGGTGGCGTACCGGTCAAGCGCGGCGACAAGATCACCATGATCGAGGCCGACATGATGCTGCGGCTTGAGGTGGATCGTATTGCCGACAAGCTGGCCAGCACCATCCCGCACTGGAAGGTGATGGATGACAACCAGCGATCGGCGCTGGTGAGCTTCGCCTACAACCTCGGTGCTGGCTTCTATGGCACGCCCGGCTTCGAGACGATCAGCAAGGTGCTGCGCGAGCAGGCATGGGACCAAGTGCCGACGACCATGGAGTTGTACAGGAACCCTGGCAGCAATGTCGAGGCAGGCCTGCTCCGCCGCCGCAAAGCAGAAGGCGAGCTGTGGGGTGACCATCGGCCGAAGGTGCAGCAGGAACCTGCCAGGCTGACGCCAGACTCATCGTTCAGCGCACGGATCACCCCGCACATCCGCCTGGGTGAGTTCGCGCTCGATCAGGAGG